TGTCTGAGTATTTGATTAGTCAACTCATAAACTTGTCCGCCCGCTGTTGCACCCAAAGCATCGGCTCCTAAACCTCTTGCCACTGTCATAGCGACACCAGCTCCTGTAGGTCCTCCAAACGGTGTACCTAACAAACCTGCACCGCCCATAAAAGCTAATGAACCGATAATTTCTGCAGACCCTTTTGATACTAATTGATCTGGCACGGCTCTATCTAATAAACCTCCAACAAAAGGTATTTTACCAACAGCTTCATTTGCCTGCTTAAAATAATAGTTTGCAGGATCTTTTATCAAAGCCATTCTTTGATTTGTATCGGCAATTTTTTGAGCTAAGACAGAATAATATTGTTTTGTTTGAGTCTCTGGATCATAAGGTATATCTGATAAAATATTTGCCTGTTCTACACCTTTTAATTTATTTAACTCTTCTATGACTTGCATAGGAGTCGCAGAATCGTCTATGCCATAATACTTTTTTACCTTTGCTATATCATTCGCTGTAGGATTAGTAGGATTTTCAAAAAAGAATTTAGCTTCGTTAGGTGTTCCTTTTAATATTGTAACTTGATTTGGTGGTGGTTTAGGCATTACTGACCTCCTCCAAATAAGTCTTCAGGTTCTAAATTTATTTCAAAGTTTTGATCTTCATCAACGACACTACCCTCAACTGTTTGAGATGAATCAGGTGCTGGTGGTATTTGCATATTAGATACATCTTCTCCTAAAAATTGTTTAAATTTTAAAACTTGCTCTTGATATTTTTGATCGTCAAAAATGTTTTTACCTTCACCATATCTACCGGCTTCAAAAATATCTACTTGTCCTTTTCTTAAAAACTTTAATATCTCGGATAGTTGAGTTCTAACAAAGTCTGGAGATTTAAGACCTTGTAAATCAACAAGTGAAGAAGCTCTTCTAATGTCGTCAACGTTTAATCGTCCGGTGGGTTTCAATGATCTTGCTAAAGCATAAATAATTAAGTTTTCTTGCACTTTCAATCTAGCATAGTCTCCATCATATCCTAAAGTTGTGTAAGTTATTGGATTATAAAGATCATCTATAGTTACTAGTTTTGATACTGTTTTTGTATTACCTAAGTTAAATGGTAGTTTGATATCTCTAGGTGCTTGGAAATTCACCTCTCTTACTAACTCCTCTTCGCCAGGAGGCAATTCATAAAAAACTTTGTCTTTTTCATATAAAAGTTGTCCCTCTTTGACAAACTGATCACCAAGACCTGGGCTTACAGCGTTCATAAACGAGGCGAAAGTAGCTCTTGACTCTTTCTTGAAAAAGTCAACTAAACCCTCGGCACCAAATCTTGATGGTTCTCCTCTTGCTACTGCTTCAGCATCTATTTGTAACATCTCTGTTACGATGTCAGCAGCTCTACCTAATGTGTTGAAGTCACCTATCTGTTGTGATGCTTGTCCATAGTTAGGTGCAGATACCGCTTGTGCGGCGTCAGCTTGTATACCTTCTAAAGGTGATAAGTAAGCGTTAGGTGGGACCTCAACATCATAAACTGTGTCTTCACCCTCTTTTCTACCCATCATAAATTCGTAAGTGCCTTTCTCTGGATTCCAAACTTTTTTAGTCATGACTACTTGTGTAGTGCCCTCTGCTTCATTAGGTATTGTCATGTTTTGAAAAATTCTGTTTGGATTTTTGTAAAGATCTAAAGCAGCTTGTTCTATTTTAAGCGCCTTATCTATATCAAATTGAGCTAATTTTTTTTGCATGTCCATGTCAAAGGCCATGTTTGCCATCATAAACTCATTATCAAAACCCATTTTTTTTAAGAAAAACTCTGACTCTTTTTCCAAAATAGCAGCGTTTTGATCTTGCATGGTTTGTATTGCAAGCTCTTTCATCTTCAAACTATGTTGTAATTCAGCAGCGTCTTCAGCCGTTTCTCTTTGAATGTATTTACCAGTAGCCTGTGCTATTATATCAAATATACCTGCAGCACCCCTGTAAGGTGTTCGTGCATTAATGCTATCTACAAAAACATTTAAGGCTTTGTCAATGCCAGGTGTTTGTGGTAAAGGTCCTAGTTTTTCTTGTATACCCTGAAGAGCTTCTTCAAAGGTCACTCTTTTCCCTAATCCTAGTCTTTCTGCAATCGCACTATATTGTTCATCTAAAGCCTGACGCACAGGTAAAAATTGATCTGCATATTTTATGCCCATATTATTATATTCAAAGGTTTCATCTACTGCATTAGATGCGAGTTCAGCAGCAATAAGATTTTTTTCTTCGTAATTTTCTGGTGGAGTTACTTCGTACGTACCACCCTGCACATCTGGCACTGGGTCGACAGGTCTAACTGGTTCGATGACAAGATCTGTCTTGAACGTGTTTAAGGTATCAAAACCACTTGACATATTACTATCCTAAAAATTGTCCTAATTGATTAATCCCCGATAATAATGGATTACCCATTTGCTGTGGAAAAACGCCACCAGACGGTAAAGCTGGGAATCCTCTTACTAATCCTGATTGAAATTGTAATGCTTCAAAAGGTTGAGTAAATCTAGCTAAGTTAGCACGTTGAGCTTGATCAAAAGCACTTTGTTGAGCTTGTTGCTCTGTAATACCCAAACTACTTAAGGTTGTTGCTAAGTTTCCTATCGCAGTTGGTTGATTTGCACCAAACTGTCCAAATAATTGTCCAATGCCTCTTTGTTGCTCAGCTCCAGCCAATTGTAATCTTGCAGCATTTTGTTGTGCAGATCTTTGATCTTCAAAAGCTTTTTGAGCTTGTGTTTGCGCTCTATCAAAACCACCCGCCAAAAGATTTGCTATACCGCTACCAAGCCTATCTTGAAATCCTCTTAGTGCCTCTGCTTCTAATACACCCTCACGATCACCACCAAAAGCCCCGGCATCAATGGCTTGTGCAGCTCTACCTTGTCTTGATATGTTAAACTGTCTTTGCATTTCTTTTGTAAAATTATCTATAACCTCTTTTTGGAAGGGATTCATAAATGCTTTGTATGATTCAGGATCGAATTGACCCATGGTTCCGGCAGTTGTTGTTGCTGCGTTAGCAACTGACGTGCCTGCTTGACCTAATGCACCGACACCTTGACCAAAGAAATCAGGCATGGTAGCTGCTGCATTTGAAAGTAATTGTGTGGCTTGTCCTACTGCTGGAGATACATTTGCTACTTGTGCTACAGGTACGGGAAACTGTTTGATTCTCTCAGGGCTTGTTAGTGCCTCACCTGCTTTAACAAGATTACCATAAGATTGTGCTAAAATTTCTTCAAAAGTTGCCATTACATTCTTCCTATTCCCATAGACTCTGCTTTATCTTCTAAACTGTTCATAATATTATACATAGCTTTTGTGCCTTTATTTCTGTCACCGTTACCTGCTGCCATTACAGCTTGTTTTGTCATAACAAACTCTCCGTCTGATAACATTGCAGGTATATCATCTGACTGACCGTCACCCGGTCCATTGATCATACCATCTTTTTCTGGAAAGTCACTTATACCTCCACCTTGATTAAATCCTGCAGGAGTGTATGCATCTTGAATTTTTACTTGACCTGTAAGGTATGGATTTTTTTCAGGGTCATATAGCATTGCTGCTTGATCCTCTCCTAAAGCGGCTGCAGCGACAGATGCACCTACAGTGCCTAATTTAATTAACGAACTATATTTTTTAAAAAAGTCTGTTTCATTAGGATTAACCAAACCCATTCTAACTAAAAAACTTTCTCCCCCCTCTGATGCGCCTTTTACAAGATTGCCTAATGAAAAATCTGTTGAAGCACCTCTAGTAGGCGTCATTGAGTTTATTGAAAAACCAGTTGCTGGGGCCTCACTAAAAGAAACACCTGTTCCAACAGTATTAGGTGATACTGACATGCTGCCACCTACAAAATCAGGTTTAGCTAAATTTTGTGCTGCTGTGGTTTGTGCAACTTGAGGCTGTCCACCTAAAAAGCTTTCTATACCACCTCTACCACCCATTAATCCTGCAGTGGCTGCACCTAATGCCACGTTCTGTAACACATCTCGTGGCTTCGCACCACCAAGTAATCCTAATCCTGCCTGAAATAGAGCTGGGTTCCTCGCTGCAAAAGTTCCAATACCGCCTAATAAGCCACTTGCACCTGCTAGTTGAGGAGCTAAAATGCCTAATCCAATCTGTCCAATGGGACTTCTTACTAGATTTTTAGCTGCCTTAAATATATTTTTGAACATTATTCATCCCCAGTAGCTGCTCCACTAAATAAATTTGGTGCAATCACATGCACATCTCTACGTATATCTTCTTCTTTAGTTTCTGTTGCAGGGTTGGCGATGTCAGCTTCCACTTCTTCGTGGCTACTGTATTCATATCCTGTTTTAGTATTGGTCACTGTAGTCTCTACTTTTGCACTATATACTGGGAGCTTTTTCCCATCTATTATTTCATGACGTAGGAGTACAGGTTCGTCTACAATCTTTGCCATAGTATAGTTTTATAGGCGAAAAGCTATGAAATCAATAGATTATTATAACGGATCATAATGTATGGAAGTATTAAACGATATTATGGTCTTCATAGTATTTTCTGTAATTACTGGTGAGCTGTGAGGCAAAAAAGCAGGAAAACTGATAATATCACCCTCATTACATTCTTTGTT